TATACCTTTACCGGATGGCGTAATCCTGCGCAACGAACAGGAAATGGTTATCTGGCGTCAGTTCACCCGCGCGCGCGCGCGCGATGGCTGGCGCGATTTTGACTTGCTGATTGTGGCAAAGGCTGTGCGACTGGAGGCGGATATACGCAAACACCAAATGACTCTTGACGCGCAAGGCGTAACATTCGTAAACGACCGTGGGACGGTGGTAATGAATCCAATGCTGACCGTGATCGACAGCCTGCAGCGCCAGCAACTCGCGCTGATCCGGTCGCTGTCGCTGAATCAACAGGCACAAGACCCTCGCACATTGAACGGCATGGGCAAGGAGCAGAGCAGATTACGCAGCGCTGTGAACAATCTTGATGACTTGATTGCGCGGTGAAAAATCATGGCAAGTCTTCCAACCCGCGCCGCGCGCGTCATCGCGTTCATCGAGCGCTACTGCCTGACGCCAAGCGGTGCGCATGTAGGGAAGCCATTAAAGCTGATGCCGTTCCAGAAGCGGTTTATCACTGACGTCTATTCAAATCCGGCTGGCACGCGCCGCGCTTTCCTGTCGGTAGGCCGCAAGAACGGCAAATCGTCGTTGATCGCCTGTTTGCTGCTGGCGCATCTAGTCGGCCCAGAGGCAAAGCGGAACGCGCAGATTGTCAGCGGCGCAATGAGCCGAGAACAAGCCGCCATTGTGTACGACTTGGCAAGCAAGATGGTTGCACTTTCGCCTGATCTTCGGAGTATTGTGAGGGTAGTACCAAGCTCGAAAAGGCTGATCGGAATCCCGCTAAACACCGAATACCGCGCCCTCAGCGCGGATGGCAAAACAGCCCACGGATTGAGCCCAGTCCTTGCGATCATCGACGAGGCGGGGCAGGTGCGGGGGCCGCAGTCTGATTTTATTGACGCGATTACCACCAGCCAGGGTGCGCATGATGCGCCGCTGTTGATAGTGATTTCGACGCAGGCCCCGAATGACAATGATTTATTCTCTATATGGCTAGACGATGCCAAGAACAGCAAGGACAAACGCATCGTCTCGCACGTGTATGAAGCCCCTAAAGACTGCGAACTCATGGACAAGGCCGGATGGAAGGCGGCAAATCCGGCAATGGGCAAGTTCCGTAGCATGGCGGACGTAAAGGAACAGGCGGAACGCGCCGGACGGATGCCAAGCAGCGAGCCGACTTTCCGGAACCTGGTGCTCAACCAGCGCATTGAAATGACAGCCCCATTCGTTAGTCGCGGTATCTGGATACTCAACAGCCAAGAACCTGACGAGCAGGTGTTCTACGAAGAGCCGGTTTATGTCGGCCTTGATCTTTCTGCCAAGACGGACTTGACCGCGATGGTAGTGATAGCCTTTCGTGAAAAGTGGCACGTCAAGGCGTATTTCTGGACACCGGCCAAAGGATTGCGCGACCGCGCAAGGCGGGACAGGGCACCATACGACATATGGGAGCAGCAAGGGCTGATTCGGGCCATCCCTGGAGCCGCAGTGGACTATGAGGCGGTGGCAAGGGATATGCGCGACATCCTGGAAGACTGCAATGTTGCCGCTATAGCCTTCGATAGATGGCGCTTTGATCTGCTGAAAAAAGAGCTCGATGAGATGGGCGCGGATTGGCCTTTGCTGCCTTTCGGGCAAGGCTTCAAAGACATGGCACCGGCTATTGACTCACTGGAGGAAAAGCTCCTGAACGAGCAGATCGCCCACGGCGGGAATCCGGTGCTGACGATGTGCATGGCTAACGCCATAATCGAGAGGGACGCGGCTGGAAATCGAAAGATGAACAAAGCCAAGGCGACGGGACGCATAGACGGCGCGGTGGCGCTGGCAATGGCAATCGGCGTGTGCAAGATGGACGAAGAAGACAAATTACCCGTTCTCGGGGCTGACTACGAACTTATGGTGTGCTGATGAGCATAAAAAGCTGGTTTTCCGGATTGTTTGCCTCAGATGGCGACCGTTCGCCCTGGGGTAGCTTCTGGTTCGAACCAGTATCGACAACCATGAGCGGGATGCGCGTATCGAGCGACACCGCCATGCAGCTTTCAGCCGTGTTTCGCGCCGTCTCGCTGGTGGCCGGCCACATGGCCATGCTACCCATCGTATTTTATGAGAGCGGAACGCGCAGGCGCGTCAAACACCCGCTGCTTAAACTGCTCAACAAACGCCCGAACCGCTGGCAGAACGCCTTCGAGTGGCGCGAAATGATTCAGGGCCACCTGGAACTGCGCGGAAATGCCTACAACGAGATTTTGGCGAACTCGCGCGGAGAAATCACGGAGCTTATCCCGCGGCATCCTGATCGCGTGAATGTCGAAATGCTTGACGGCGGAGAATACCGCTATCGCATCACCAACCCGGACGGCAGCCAGCGCACTGTTCCACGCGGCAATATATGGCACCTTCGCGGCCTGTCATCTAATGGGATAACGGGCGTCTCTGTGATCGAGTGCGCGCGCGAATCCTTCGGGCTGGGCCTTGCAGCACAAAGCTATGGCGCACGATTCTTCGCCAACGACGCCAAGCCGTCCGGCGGTTGGATTGAGTTTCCCGGACAATTCAAGGACAAGGAAGCGCGGCAGGTATTCCGCGAAAGCTGGCAGGCCAACCAGGGCGGAGGGAATCGTGGCAAAACGGCAATCCTGGAAATGGGCATGAAATATCATGAAGTCGGGCTGACTAACCAGGATGCGCAATTTCTCGAAACCCGCAAATTCAGCATCAGCGACATCGCCCGCTGGTTTGGTGTTCCGCCGCATAAAATCGGCGACCTTGAACGGGCGACATTCAGCAATATCGAGCAAATGGCGCTCGAATACGTCCAGGACGCCCTGCAGCCTCGCGCTACGCGAATGGAAGCCAGCATCGAGGCGGAACTGCTGCTTGATTTTGAGGAAATCGACGTAGAGTTTGAGTTTCATGAGTTGTTGCGCGGCGATTCAATGGCGCGAAGCACCTACTACCACGCCGGAATCCTCGACGGCTGGCTTACACGCAATGAAGCGCGCGACATGGAAGGCATGGAGCCGATTGACGGGCTGGACGAACCGTTGAGGCCGCTTAACATGGTTGAGGAAAACGAGGCCGAGGATATAGAGCTCGACACGGAATCATCCGAGCCGCCAGATCAGGAAGCCAAAGAACCACCGGAACCAGGCGACAACTCCACAGCCATGCGAATGCGCGCGATGCTCAAGAGCAACGCCGAACGCATGGCGCGGCGCATGATGAAAGACTCGACGATCGCGCCTGCCGTGCTTGCCGATGCATTGGCGATCAGCGAGGAAAAAGCCGCTAACTGGCTGAGTCGGCCTGTAGACGATATGACTTTTGAGAAAATCACCGCGTCCATGATGGCGCTTGGGGAAACTGAATGAAACGCTCCATCCTTATTTCCGAATTTCTGTCCACGCCATGGGCCTTGATGCCTGAGCGCCTCGCGGCCTTTGCCGGTGTCATGTCGCGCTGGCATGCTGGCGAGCAGGCATCCGACGAAGTAATGGCCGGCATCCATTCCGATCGTCAAGCGCGCGAGATCAAGCGATCCGCAGCGATGCAGGCAGGCGGTGGCCAGATCGCCGTGCTCCCGCTGTATGGCGTAGTCACCCAGCGCGGCAGCATGGTAGATGATGTGTCCGGCAGCGGCGGCGCGAGCACCCAGCGATTCGCCGATGCGCTGCGCCAGGCCATTTCCGATCCCACCATAAGCCAAATTCTGATCGACATCGACTCTCCCGGCGGATCGGTTTACGGTGTCGCCGAACTGGCGGCAGAGATTTATTCGGCGCGAGCGCAAAAGCCAATCGTCGCCATCGCCAATAGCCTGGCAGCATCAGCAGCCTACTGGATCGGTTCCGCTGCGTCAGAACTCTACGTCACGCCCGGCGGAGAAGTCGGCAGCATCGGCGTATGGCAGGCGCATGAGGACTGGTCGGCGGCAATGGAAGACGCCGGTGTCAAAACCACCCTGATCTCGGCAGGCAAGTACAAAGTCGAGGGCAACCCCTACCAACCGCTAGATGCCGAGGCGCAATCGTTCATGCAGTCGCGTGTCGATGACTACTACACCGCCTTCACAAAGGCTGTCGCCAAGGGCCGCAACGTCCCCGTCGATCAGGTGCGCAACGGCATGGGCCAAGGCCGCGTACTCGGCGCAGATCAAGCACTGGCAGAAAAGATGGTAGACGGAATCATGACATTCGACGAAGTAGTCAAGAAAATGCAGCGCGATGCCAAGCAGAAACCAACAGCGAGCCGCCTGGCGTCCGCCAAGCGCGAACTGGAGATCATGGGCTAGACACAGCCCGCCCGCCGCGATCCGTAGATCGTGGCGTCGGCCCGAAGGCCATCGTGTCACCCCAACAGCCGCCTTTTGGCGGTTTTTTTATGCCATTTTTGGAGAATACAATGAGCAAGAAACTCCGCGAGCTTAATGCCCGTAAATCCGCGCTGGTTGAACAAGCCCGCGCAATCACCGCAGGCGCAGAAGCATCCGACCGCGACCTGACCGCTGACGAAATCACCGCTTTCGACGGCCTGCGCACCCAGATCGAAGCTGCCAACGCCGCCATCGACCGCGAGCACGTCCTGATCGCAGAAGAAGCCAAGATCGGCATTAAGTCCGCTGGCTTTGTCACCGTTACCGAAAACGTCGAGAACGACCCCAAGCGCGGATTCAAATCCTTTGGCGATTTCTCCCGCTCTGTCGCCCGTTCGGCGCTGTTTGGCGAGCGTGATGCCCGTTTTGCCGCCGCCCCATCTACTTTCGGCAGCGAGTCCACGGGTGCTGATGGCGGATTCGCCATCCCGCCCGAGTTCTCCAGTGAAATCTGGCGGCTCGCCCTCGGCGAAAACTCCCTGCTGCCGCAGACGCAGAACACTGAAGTCACCGGCAACAGCA